ATGTCGTAGCGGAACCGCTCTGTCCAGGAAATGCTGTTGCGGCCGCTGACCTGCGCCAGACCGGTCAAACCGGGCCGGACACTATGGCGCTTGCGTTGTTCCTCACTGTACAGAGGCAGGTACTGCACCAGCAGAGGCCGGGGGCCTACGATGGACATGTCACCGATGAGAATATTGATCAGCTCCGGCAGTTCATCCAGTGAGGTGGCGCGGAGGGCTTTACCGTACCCGGTCAGCCGAACCTCATCGGGCAAAGGCTCGCCGTTGGCGTCGGTTTCGCAGGTCATGGAGCGGAATTTGATCAGCTTGAAGATCTTCTCATCCTTACCCGGGCGAAGCTGGGTAAAGAAGGGATTGCCCTTCATCTTGATTGCGCCCAAAACCGTCAGCACCAACAGCACCGGTGACAGCACGATCAGCGCGCACAGGGACAGCGCAAAGTCCAGAAACCGTTTGAAAAACTTACGGTACATCAGGCAAAGCATCTCCTTACTACTTCGATAACGACATCCTGCTGTGCAGGCGTCATTTTATTGTCACTGGGCAGGCACAGGCCCCGGCGGAAGATATCCATACCCACATCCACACCGCTGCCGGCAATGTAGGCGTTGGTACGACCCCGGCCGTCGCCCTGGCGGGTAACAAAGCCGTGCATCCGGAAGATGGGCTGCATGTGCATGGGTTTCCAGATGGGACGGCCCTCGGCATTGATAGCCGCCAGCTTTTCTAAGATCTCTGCGGGGCAGGTCTTGCCCGGTTCTTTTTGGTAAAGCTCGTCGGTTTCGCCCCGGACCTGTTTGCACATGGCGCTTTCGTCGATGAGCAGGCAGGAAAGCCAGTAGTTCGGCTCGGAAACTTCCGCATCAAAGGGGTTCATAGTCACAGGCAGGCCTTGAAAGCCGTCCTTGTAGCGAAGATAAATAGCCCTTTTCTGGGCAATATGTTCTTCCAGATAAGGAAGCTGACCCCGGACAACACCGGCAATGACATTGCTCATGCGGTAATTGTAGCCGATCTCCTCGTGCTGGTACCAGGGGGCATTCTCCCGACTCTGGGTGGACCACTTTCTTGCTTTGTTCGCTGCCTCCAGATCATCGGTCAGCAGCATGCCGCCGGAGGAACCGGTGATGATTTTATTGCCGTTGAAGGACACGATGGCCAGGTCACCGAAGGTGCCGGTCTGCCTGCCCTTATAGGTAGCACCCATGGACTCGGCTGCGTCCTCAATCAGTACCGCGCCATGGCGGTCACAGACAGAGCGGATCTCGTCCAGCTTGCCGGGAACGCCGTAGAGGTTGGCCATAACCACATGCTTCACTTCAGGATACAGCTCGAACGCCTTTTCCAGCGCCACGGGATCCATATTCCATGTATCCGGCTCCGTGTCGATAAACACGGGAATTCCGCCTTCATAGACCACGGGATTGACCGTAGCTGCAAAGGTCACATCGGAGCAGAAGACCTTCATGCCCGGCCGGATACCCGCCAGCTTCATGCAAAGGTGCAGCGCTGCCGTACCGCTGGACAGTCCAACAGCGTACTTGCATCCGATTTTTTCTGCAGTCAGCCGCTCCGCTTCGTTGATATTTCTGCCTACGGTAGACATCCAGTTGGTTTCGTAGGCTTCTTTAATATATTCCAGTTCCTCTCCATGCATGGTAGGAGTAGACAGCCAGACTTTGTTTTCAAAGGGTTTTATTTCCATGCAAATACCTCAAATTACTATTTTTTCACTCACAGGGCGCAAGAACGCATATTAGTTCATCCAACATTATACCGCATATGCTGACAAAAAGCAACCGCATTTCCATGGGTGAATGGATGAAACAGCGTTTTTTTTCGGGAATTATTGCCATTCTTCCACAGCTTTACCAATCCACCGTTGCATCCGGCCAAATGGCATGGTACAATGAGAAAAAACCAAGGAGGAATTCCCATGAACGAAGTTTTACAGGCACTAAAAACACGCAGAAGCTGCCGGAAGTTTCTGCCCAAGCAGGTTACGGAAGCGCATCTGGATGCTATTCTGGAGGCCGGCACCTACGCCCCCACCGGCAAAAACATGCAGGCACCGGTGATGGTTGCTGTGCAGGATCCGACGGTGGTAGCCCAGCTTTCCCGGATGAATGCCGCCGCTATGGGCGCAGACACTGATCCTTTCTATGGCGCACCTACGGTAGTGGTGGTGCTGTCGGATCCGGAGATCCGGACCTACCTCCATGACGGCGCACTGGTCATGGGCAATCTGATGAATGCGGCGCACGCCGTGGGTGTGGATAGCTGCTATATTTTCCGGGCCAAGGAGATGTTTGAATCCGATGAGGGCAAGGCGCTTCTGCGGCAGTGGGGCATCCCGGAGCGGTATGTGGGCATCGGCAACTGCATCTTAGGCTACGGCGCGGAGGGCGGCAAGCGACCCCTGACGCCCCGGAAAGAGGGATATATCATCAAGGTACTGCCGTAAATGATCGTTTAGCGGCGCAGTCGCCTAAAACTCCCGTCATTCCGAGGGAGCGGAGCGACCGTGGGAATCCCGTGAGGTTTCCGTAGTGTTACGGGATTGCCACGCCAGTGTGCGCACTGGCTCGCAATGACACGGATATCTGGTGGTTAGTGCGCTAAACGATCATTTTCCTCTCGCTTTCAGCTCTTTGATATCGTGCTGCACCTCGTGCATCTGCCCCTCCAGCACATAGGTGCGCTCGATGACCTGATTGTGCTTGCTGACGGTGGCTTCCAGTGCTTTCAGCCGGAACTCCGTGACCTTGGAGGCGGTGACCACACCCAAAAAAGATCCGGCCAGTGTGCCCGCCAGACCCAACAGTGCCACGATGATCTCGCTTGTCATAAATCTTCTCCTTGTTTCGGTAAATGATCGTTTAGCGCACCATCCAAGGCCCCCTTGTGAAAGGGGGCTGGCTGCCCGAAGGGCAGACTGGGGGATTCTGTATCAGCATGGAACGCGGTTCCGGCGGTAGGAATCCCTCCACCGCTTACGCGGTCCCCCTCCCTTTGACAAGGGAGGCTTTAGCCGCATAAACGATCATTTATGGTCTTATCCTCTGGCCTCTGTGTGGCAGGGGATGCCCCGGAAATATTGGGGCTTGACGGTACGAACCACACCCAGACCGGGAAAGGCCGGGGCGTTGAGGTCATCCCAGGAAATGCCCTCAGGGCCGGTGCCGGGGAGCACCTTATCCCCGGGGGCGATGGGGTCCTGCCCCGGGATCACCAGCAGGAAGTCCGTGGCTTTGTCCTGCGCGCCCATGGCGGTGGCCATTTCCCGGGTGTGCTCGTAATGGACACCCTTCAGGATCCGGCGGCTGCCGTCCGGTGCATAGACCGTGACGGTCATGCAGCACAGGGAGTAGTCCAGAGGGATCGCGTTTCGTCTTACCATGGTCAGCCCCCTGCTCCCCGGTAAATGGTGAGGTACAGGGATGCGGCGCGGTAGAGCTCTTTCTCCTGTGCGGCAGGGGAGATATCCACCTGGGAGTAGATACCCTTGCCGCTGACACTCACGGTACCCACAGCGGCGTAGCGCAGTCCCCCCCGCCCGTTCTGGGCGGCATCGAAATAGGAGATGACCTCCGCCATGGCGCACAGCGCCATCTTCCGCAGAGTCTCCTCACCGCTGACCCGGTAGACCCGCTCATAAAACCGCAGCTTATCCTCTGCCCGGGCCATCAGTTCCGGAAATTCTTCCTGGGCAATTGCCGTGCCGCAGTAGGTGTTTTTGTAAAAGTCGTACATAGGTTCCTCCTAAGGAAATGGGCGTTGAACGCAGGAATCCCGGCTCTCCCCCTGGGAGAGCTGGCACAGCGAAGCTGTGACTGAGAGGGTCTTCGGTTCCGCCATAGCCCTCTGCGTCAGCCCTTTGGGCTGCCACCTCCCCCAAAGGGGGAGGCAAGGGATGGTGCGCCCGCTTAACCCACCAGCTTGCAGATCAGATTGTCGTCCAGATCCTTGACGCCGTAGATCACATCAAAGCTGATCTTATCGGTCTTGGTGGCGCTGTCGTAATCGTAAACGACACGAACGCCCAGACCGCCGGCGGAGGCGTAGGCGGCATTGCTTGCGCCCATGGGCAGCGCCAGATTCCGGGTGACCAGCGCAATGGCGTTGCGGTGGAAGGCCACGGAAGAAGGTGCATTGACAGCGGTAGCGGCAGCACCGTCGCAGTCTGCCATCAGCTTCTGGTCGATGGCCAGCTTGCCTTCGCCGCCCTCGGTGAAGCGGTAGAAGCAGCCTTCCAGAATGAAGCCGTCGCCGGCGGCAATGGTGCCCTCCAGATTGGCAACGGTGACAAAGGCCTCACCCTTGGTGCCTGTGACGGTAAAGGCAGTGGCAGTGCCGGGATTGGCAGCAGCGGAGTCGGGGGCATTCTGGTCCATGTAGGTGTCCAGGGTGTAGATGCGGCCCAGCAGGGCATCCCGGAGGGTCTCGTTGTCCCCGGCATAGCTGACATTGCTCAGGTTCTCGGTCAGGGCGTAGCGGTACTTGTGCTCGGGGTGCAGCACCAGCGCCCGGTTCTGAACGGGAGCCTTGGCGATGTCCAGATGCTTGGCCATGGCGGCAATATCAGCAAGGTCGGAGGCGTCCTTGGTGCCCTCTCTGGCAAAGCCTGCCTTGGAAACCGCCAGTGCCAGAATGTCTTCGTCAATGGCCTGGGCAATGGCCTGCATGGCGGGCTCCACCACCTGCTGGGAGAAGTCGGCAATGTCCAGGCTCATCTGCTTGGAGGTGACGGCCACAGTCACATCCCGGAACCGGTCCAGCTTTACGGACACACTGCCCTCGGTGATATCCTGGGCCTCGGTGTTGCCCAGAAAGTTCTTGGCAACAAACTTGGCAGGCTTGCGGATGGACACGGTGTCGCCCACGGACACGAACTCCTCGGAATAGTCCCTATGGACCAGGTCAGCCATGACCAGATTGCCCGTCAGCACCATCAGTGCTTCCTTGGCCACCACTTCAGGGGTGAGAAAAGTATTGTTCATAGTAAGTTTCTCCTTTACTAAGTTTTACATGGTTGGGTAAATGATCGTTTATGCGGCTAAAGCCTCCCTTGTCAAAGGGAGGGGGACCGCGTAAGCGGTGGAGGGATTCCTACCGCCGGAACCGCGTTCCATGCTGATACAGAA